TTTTCAATTCCATAAAAGTCGAAAAATTTACTCAGCATATTTTTGGTCAAAAAAGTCGCATATATAAATATACGACTTGAAATCAGTTTTATGGCATTACCACAGATTGCTCTTCCAACTTATGAACTGGAATTGCCTTCAAATGGGAAGAAGGTAAAATATCGCCCATTTGTTGTAAAAGAAGAAAAATTACTATTATTGGCTTTAGACTCGAAAGACGAGAAAGAGATAGAGGCAGCAGTTAAGAATTTATTGAAGAATTGTATACAAACAAGAATTAAGGTTGATGATCTTCCTATTTTTGATTTGGAGTACTTATTTTTAAATATTCGTGCAGTATCCGTTGGAGAGGATATTGACATGACTATTACATGTAAAGATGATAATAAGACACAAGTAAAGTACAATTTCAATATTGGCGATGTTATAGTTTTTAAACCAGAAGGTCATACTACTAAAATTCCTTTTAATGACGAAACTGGTGTTATTATGAAATATCCTTCATTTCATCAATTTGTTGCTGGATCTCTAATAGGTCAAGATATTACACCAGAGAGTGTAGTTGATATAGTTGCTTCTTGTATAGATCAGATATATGATAAAGAAGAAGTTTATGATTCATCTACTACAACTAAGAAGGAATTTCGAGAATTTGTGGAAGGTCTTACAAATAAGCAGTTTGATCAACTTCAAGATTTTTTTGAGACATGTCCTAGATTAGAGCATACATTTGCTATTAAAAATCCTGAAACTGGTGTTGAATCTGAATATACTATTTCGGGGCTGCAGAATTTTTTCGGGTGATGCTCTTCCATCAGACTTTGGAAGGGTATTATAAAACTAACTTTGCTTTGATGCAACACCATAAATATAGCTTGAGTGAAATTGAAAATATGATGCCTTGGGAAAGGCAAGTATATACTACCTTATTAATGCAATACCTTGATCAAGTAAAACAAGAGCAACTTAAAGCTGCACAGAAGAAATAACATGGCACACGGATTCGCTGGATATTCAGACGGTAGAAATAATAAAGGTTATACCGAAGCCTTTTGGAAGATGGCGAAAAATCGTGGTCCTGGATTGGCGAAAAGAGGTGCTAAAGATACCTGGGGATTTGGAAAGGAATTATATCAGAAGTTAAAAAATAAATTTGGAAAAAGAAAAAATCAGTCTGTTGCTCTGGTAGCACAACATTCTACGTCTGAAGTAGTACCTGTATCAGTTCATCAAGTTGGTAATACTAGTAGTATATTTGGTAATACGGGACTCTCTGGTTTTATGAGAGGTGCAAATCGTGGTGGTGGTATTGATCCTGATGTAATGGGTGGAGGTCTTGCTAATTTCGCATCTCCTCGTAGAATGAACAAGGGATACGATATAATTGATATTTCACCTGTTAATAGTAGTAAAGAATCAGACCCTAACATCATGCCTATGTCAGGTGGTGGAGGAGGAAGTTTATTAGGTGTAGAGACAGCAATATATGATTTAACTAGAGAAGTTAATGAAACTAAGATGGCAATGGTTAATATTGCCACTAGACAGATGCAGCAAGCTGATATACTTGCTGCTAATCAAAATGCAATGCAAGAAAGAGCTCTTATGGCTCAACAGCATACTCTTTCTCCATCATTCTCTGGTACTACTGGTACTAATAGTTCAGCTTTAAAGAAACCAAAGAGAGGAAGGGGTGGCATGGGTATTCCTATTCCTATGAGAAGGGGTGGTGGTACTGGATCTATAATGAAACGAGGTAGTAAAAGAGGACTTACTAGGGCAGCAGCGAAGATTGGTGGTAAAGGTCTTGCTAAGAAAGCAGCAAAGTTTGGAGCAAAGACAGCAGGTAAACAAATTCCTGGTCTTGGTTTATTAATGGGTGGTGGATTAGGTCTAGCAAGACTTATGAAAGGTGATGTATTAGGAGCTTTGAGTGAGGTTACTCAAGGTGCATTAACAACATTTGCTCCAGGAGTAGGAAATGCTGTAGCATTAGGGTTGGATATGGTTACTCCTGCAATGGCAGATGGTGGTGTAGTTCAAAGTCCAACAACAGCATTAATAGGTGAAGATGGTCCAGAGTTGGTACAACCTTTGAATAAAGAAGCTTATAAAGTGATGGGTGATGGTCTTTTAGATGCTTGGACCAACCGTAAATTAGAAATTCATAGATTCATATCAGGTGGTATGAAGTTGTATCAGAAGGAAGAAGGAAGATATCTTAGTGGTAATGGTAATGGAACTCCTGGTACTGGTCAACCAGGTGGTAAAGGATGGTATGGACATGATATTCCAGAGAATGCACCTCGAGGACCAGCAAGACTTTTCACTGGATTGTGGGATGCTATGACTTTTGATTTGTTTGATACAGATAAGAGAGGTAGTATCTGGGAGAATGAACATGGACAATCAAAAGGAGTAGGAAGATGGTTACAGGGTGGAGCAGATTGGCTTACAGGTGATAGATTTGATTTTGATAGAAGGGATGAAAATGCTCCTGCTAGTGCTGTAAAAGCTGAGAATGATATGTTAGGAAAGAAACCTCCTAATAGAAGTAGTATTATGAAATATGTTAAGAATAAGGGTATTTCTGATAAGAGAGCGAAGTTGATTGCACAATCTGGAGATAGTGCTCCATCATCGACTGGTGGAATGTTTGATTTGAATACTACAGATTTTGCTGCAATGAAGAGTGCAGTTCCAGATTGGTCTACTAATTGGCAAGCTCAAGTTGATTGGGTAATGAATAGTGGCAAGTTGGATAGTTATATTAAAGCAAATAAACCTGAAGGTTTATTGCAGTCTATATCAAATATCTTTACTGGAGGAGATAAAACTGAAGGAGAAAAACTTAATACATCTTCTGCTGAAACTTCTTTGAGTGGTGTTAAGAGTCAAACTGAGAATGTTATTATTATGCCAGAAATTAAAACACCAAATACAGGAACTGTTTCAGGTGGTATTACCACACCAGGAATTTCTTTTGCAGACACTGGAATGGAAGTATTTGCAAACCTAAAGATAAGGACTATTAGATAATGGCAGATAAACCACAAAGTAGTAAAGATTTTAAACTAGTCTCGGTTAAAATCTATAAGGCAGGTGATGAAAGCAAGTTTGAAATCATAACTGCATTGGTAGATACTTTCAGTTATGTTGAGAGTATTACTTCTCCATGTGTTGCTGCAACTATGAATATCGCTGATAGTGCTGGAGTATTAAATAGATTGCCAATTCAGGGTATGGAAACTGTGGAAGTTAAACTTGTTTCTAATCCAAAACCAGAGGAAGAACAATTTTACAGATTTAAGTTATGGAGATTGACTAATAGAATTTCTTCCCTTCAAAAACAAACATATACAATAGGATTGGTTTCAGAAGAAGCAATTTTGAATGAAACTAATAGAGTTGAAGGAATTCAATCAGGTAACCCAGAAAAAATTATTAAGGGTCTTCTTAAAAAAACATTGGCATCAAGTAAATATTTTGCATCTGAACCATCTGCTTTTGAAGTTAGTATGATAGCTGGTAAGAAGAGACCATTTGATATTATTGCTGATGTTTGTGTGAAGAGTGTTCCTACTTCAGGAATCACTGCTTTTAAGAAGTCTTCTAAATCTAAGAAACCTACTATTAAAGGTAGTGCTGGTTTTTTCTTCTGGGAAAATAAGAGAGGGTATAATTTCTTTTCTGTAGATGCTTTATGTGCTAGTGAAGATAGTGAATTTAGATCGGATAGATTTAAGGTTCAGGAACATGGTGGTTATGAAGAAAGACCTGCTAACCAATCAAATATTCAACCAGATGCTAGAATAATTGAGACTGCAATATTCAATTCTGAAATTGATTTAATGACTTCGTTGAGAACTGGTAAGTATTCTAGTTTAATCTGTTTATTTAATCATAGTACAGGGCAGTATGAAGAATTTCCGTATAACATAAATCAGAGTTATGATAGCATGGCTCATTTGGGAGGACAGGAATCTATATCTAAGATACCTCATTCTTCAGGAGATCTTGTAGATAAACCAACAAGAATAATGTCTACTATAGTAGATCATGAATCATGGTATAATGAACCAGGAATTGCTTCTCCAGAAGATAGGGATGGTTCTAAGAATCCTACTAAATTTGCTGATTGGCAAAAACATTATGTTACTCAAGCTCTCACTAGATATAATCTATTAAAGAATCAGTCTGGAACCATTGTTATACCTGGAAATTCTGATATATGTGCTGGTGATAAAATTGATATTAAACTTGTGAATAAAAGTCCAAGTGCTGATATAAAGAAAAATCCACACGATAAGGAGACTAGTGGTGTATACTTAGTAGAGGAGGTAACTCATACATACGAGAAAAACGTAGGAACTAATGGTAAATTTAGTACTACTGTTCGTTTAATGCGTGATTCTTATGGTATGAAGGGTGAAGTCTCTGAACATGGTAACTAAATAAATTACTAGAGGATTACAACTATGTCTGAAATCAAACACGATTTAGATCATGAAGTTTATATTGATCCAAAGGATCATAAGGAGCATGTCAATCATGGTATGCTAGAGTATTCTGAAGCAGATCT